ACCGTAGAAGCAGACACAGAAACAATTTTAGAGCAAGCTCAAAGAGATCAAGAAGCAGACGATCCAAGCATTACAGATGATCTTCAATTACAACCAGCGTTTGGCACACAGACGGCACAAGCACCACAAGCACCACAAGGTCAAGCTACAGCTCAAGATGTTCAAGCTTTATTTCCGTTTGATACAACAGCTGCAGCCATAGCGCAAAGGAGACAAGGTCGTGGCTAACGGAAAAACTCCTAAAACAACTGGTGAGCATATCATCGCTTTATACGGGCACATCTCTGGTCTAAAAAAACAACAAGACCATATGCATAAAGGCCTTGATGACGTAAGACAAAAAGTAAATTGGTTCTTTGTTGCCTTAGTTGGAGGTATGGGTGCAATTATTTTGACATTGGTAAATTTATTAGCTAATTAGACTAATGAGTTTTAAAGAAAATAATTACGTTGTAATTAAAAATATTATTCCTCAAGAACTTTGTAATTTCGTAACTAACTATTTCATATTAAAAAGAAAAGCTGCACATACTTTATACACTCAAGGATTTATAAAGCCTCCTGGAATTGAAGAGTGGGGTTTTTTTGGGGATACCCAAGTAGATACATGGTCAACGTATGGTGATGTAGCTACTGAAGTTTTATTAAATCTTTGCACTCCAATAATGGAAAAAGAATTACAAATGAAACTTATACCTACCTATTCTTATGCTAGAGTTTACGTTACTGGAAATGAATTAAAAAAACACATAGATCGTAAAGCATGTGAATTTTCAACTACTTTAAATCTTGGTGGGGATTCTTGGCCTATTTATTTAGATCCTGATATTGAAATTAATTTAAATCCTGGAGATATGTTAATTTATAAAGGTACAGACGTAGCTCATTGGAGAAAACCTTTGGAAGGTAAATATTGCGTACAAACTTTTTTACACTATAACAAAGAAGGTGGCATTGCTAATGATACTCGTCCACATATAGGTCTACCTTGCTACACAAAACAAAATGATAAAGACAAATAAAAAATACCCATATAAAAAGCATAATAGATTTCAATCTGAAACAGGAAGAAAGTATTTAGTAAATGAAGCCCCTGTACCAAGTGTTACTACTATATTATCAGCGACAAAAGATAGAAAATTTTTAGATGATTGGAGAAGAAGAGTTGGTCATCAAGAAGCCGATAGAATTATGAACAACGCATCCTCAGTAGGAACTGAAATGCACAAAGTTTTAGAATACTATTATAATAATGAGAAGTATTACAATGATACTCAAGAAGGAATTAAACCAAGAAAAATGGCAGAGGTAATTAAAGATAGTTTACGAATTGATGAAGTTTGGGGTAATGAAGTATCTTTAGCTTATAATCAAGAATATGCTGGCACTACAGATTTAGTAGCAATAGCATATGGAAAACCATCTATTGTCGATTTTAAACAATCTAATAAGCCAAAACGAGAAGAATGGATAGAAGACTACAAATGTCAGCTAGGTGCCTATTATTTAGCCCATAAAACGCATTACGGGCCCATAGAGCAGGGGGTAGTGGCTATTGCGACCCGAGACTTACAGTATCAAGAATTTAAGCTCTCAGAGCCTGTATTGCACGAATATGCAGAAAAATTCCTTGAAAGATTAGAAACTTATAAGAAAGCAATGAAAAAAGGTTAAAGCAGCCAATCTTTTGCTTTATCACCTAAAGTCTTAGCAGAAAGCTGTATTTTCTTTTTAAGAGCTAACACAATTCGTTCATCAATTGTGTCTTTAGCGATGATGTCTATATAAACAACATTCTTTGTTTGACCAATCCTGTGAGCACGATCTTCTGATTGCAAACGGACTTCTAAATTATAATTGTTAGAATAATAAATTACATACTTAGCTGCAGTTAAAGTAAGTCCATAACCACCTGTAGTAGGATTACCAACAAAGAATCTACATTTAGGGTCTTTCTGAAAACGATCAACGGCCACCATTCTATCTTGTTGCGATACTTCTCCATAGATTGACACAACTGATTCGCTTCCATATTTTTCACTAAGCTTACCAATTATTTCATGAATGTTGTGCACATATGTTGCCCATATGATCACCTTTTGATCTGTTTCTTCTAGTATCTCTAGAAGAGCTTTAAGTTTTTCATTATCAAATTCTAATATTTCACCATCATCACTTTTACAATATCCATTTGCAACTTGGTGTAATCTAAGAATTTCTGTTAATTGATTATGTACTGATATTGTTTCATTCTCAAATCTAGCCAAAGCTTCTATTTTTAGTCTTTGATAAACTCTTCTCTGCTCTGTTGATAATTCAATCTCTCTTTTTTGATAAATCTTTTCTGGAATATCTAAACACTCATCTTTCGTTAATCTTAAAGAAAAAACTTTTAACTTTTGTTCTAATTCATCTAAATTCGTAAATCCATCAGGGACCATAATAGCTTCACCTCTTGCTACATAGACTTCATCAAAGGTGCAATACCTATTTCTAAAGGCATAAAAGCTTTTAAATCCTAATAATGCTGGATCAAGGAAGGCACATTGTGTATAAAGATCTAATGGAGATTTTGTTACTGGTGATCCTGTTAGTATCCGCCTCATACGCGCTCGCCATCTTAGTGCTAAAATGTTTTTTGTTCGTTTTGCTTTTGGGTTTTTTATGGTCGTGGATTCATCAATTACCATTATATTATTTGGCTGGTTAACTAAAAATCTATTACATTCATCTAATCCTTTCTTTGTAGATAATGCTTCAACATTTATAAGAAAAAACTTTAATTTATTTTTTTCTGTTAAGAATTTTTTATACTGTTTTGGTTTATCGACTTTCCAAGCAAAAACAGATCTATTAACTTCTGTGGGTAAATGTGTGTCTATCTCATTACGCCAAACTGTATACACTGATTTAGGAGCCACAATAAGCGCAGCATCTATACGTTTTTTAAAATATAGGTAACCAATGTTGTCTATTGTAGTTTTTGTTTTACCTGTCCCCATCTCCATAAAAAGAGCATAAGTGGTCCTATCGGCAGATTCTGCTAAGGCTTTACGTTGATGTTCATACGGCTTGGTTTTATAGGGGTATTTCCATTTATCCATGTCCAAATACTTTTTACTTTTTTTGCTTTGCTTTTGCAAGAGAATAATATATGAAACGAATCAGATATGGATATCGAAAAGTTTTCAAATTTAGAAGTTGATACTGCAAGCACTAAATCTATTTCAGATGCTTGTAATGAAATGAAAAAACTTGAAAACGAAATTGATCAAGCTGAAGAAGCTCTTTCTTTAAAAAAAGCTAAATACAGAGATTATCAGGAACGTAAAATTCCAGAGTTAATGCAAGAAGCTGGAGTGAATGCGATTAAACTAGCTGATGGAACACAGGTGGAAGTAAAACCTTTCTATTCAGCAAGAATACCTGAGAGTAGAACTGATGAAGCTTTTAGTTGGCTTCGGGATAAAGGTTTTGGGGATTTAATAAAGAACACAGTCACAACAACTTTTAACAGAGGACAAGATAATCAAGTTGCAGAACTAGTCAAAGTTTGTGAAAACCATGGGTTTAAATATTTGCAAAAGCAAAAAGTTGAACCTATGACTTTAAAAGCTTTCGCTAGAGAACAAGTTGAAAAAGGTAAGGAACTCCCGTTTGATTTATTTGGTATCTATATTGCAAATAAAGCAAAACTAAAAACGAAGGAGTAAACATGTCTAACGCGAAAGACTTAGCTACAAAAAAGAAAAACGAAGTAGCAACAATCGACATCGAAAAATTTGCAGATCAAGGTTTTGAAAACATTGATAGCAAATCACTGCAGTTACCATTTCTTAAAATCTTAGGTCAGTTATCACCACAAGTGACAGCTGGAGATTCTAAGTATATTGAAGCTGCAAAACCAGGAATGATCTACAATACTGTTACAGATAAACTCTATGATGGTAATAAAGGCATGCTGGTAATACCTGCTTATTACAAGTTTGAATACATTGAATGGGCGGACAGAGGACAAGAAGGTAGTAATGCACCTAGAAATATCTATCCAGCTGACAGTGATGTCATGTCTAAAACTAATAGAGGTGATGACGGTAAAGATAGATTGGAATCTGGAAACTACATAGAAGAGACAGCTTCTCACTTTGTAGTCGTAGTCGAAGAAAGCATGGCCAGCGAAGCATTAATCACAATGAAATCCACTCAAAGAAAAAAATCTAAAAAGTGGAATTCAATGATGAACATGATGCAAGTTCCTAAAAAAGATGGCAAAGGTTTCTTTAGACCTGCACCATTTACTCAACAATATAGACTTAAAACGGTTTTGGAAAAAAACCAATTAGGTTCTTGGTATGGTTGGGAGATTACATCTGAAGGATTAGTTCAAGACGAAAGCTTAGTAAATAGAGCTTATAAGTTTAGACAATCTTTAATGAGTGGAAGTGTTAAAGTAAAACACGGCCAAGAAGAAGAATCAGCTAAAACACCATTCTAAATATGGACTTTAGTAAATCCTTGGAGCAGTTTAAAAAGCTGTTCCAGGGTTCTGATACATATCACGGTCAATCTAAAAAGTTAGGTAAAAAAAGATCTGACGGAAAAGATGAATGGCGTAGTTGGATAAATCCTATTCCAATGACAGATCAAAATTGGTTAGACCATTTGGAGGGTAAAGATAGCTTTGGCACCGTGCCTATTCGAGACAACTCAACAACAAGTTGGGGAGTTATCGATATTGATAGATACAACATAGAACATAAAAAATTTATTAAAACAATTAGAGAAAGAAAGTACCCATTTGTACCTTACAGATCTAAATCAAATGGTTTGCATTTAATTTTACATTTATCTGAACCTGTGCCTGCAGCTGACATGAGAAAAAAGATGATAGGCATTGCCTCTGATCTTGGTGTCAATGATACTAAAACTGATATATTTCCTGCGCAAGACACGGTAGATTTAACTCCTGAGAAATGGGATGACAAACAAAAAGGTCAATTTGTAAATTTACCTTATCACAATGCAAAGTTTCCAACACGATGTGCCATGGATGATGAAGCACAAAGTTTATCATTTGATAAATACATAGAGTATGTAAAACAATTTATAATTACAAAAGAACAATTTAATAAACTTAAGACAGCAACGGACACCGAAAACAAACAATGGCCTAATTGTGTTAACAAATTTATTAGAAATCAAATAAGAGAAGGTGAAGGCCGTAATGATGCTATGTTTAATGTAGGAGTTTTGTGTAAAAAAGTAAATGAAGACAAAGACTATTGGGAAGCTGAGATTAGAGAAATGAACAAAACCATATGCGTGCCACCTCTTACACCAAAGGAAATAGCTAAAGTTATAGAGCAAGTAGAAAAGAAAGATTACTCGTATAAGTGTGGAACATCCGTAGCAAGAATGTATTGTAATGGATCAACACAATGTGCAAAAAGAAAATTTGGTATAGGTTTAAATGAGGCAATTCCCGAAGTTGGTAAATTAGTTAAAGTTAATTCATATCCTGACCCTTATTGGTTATTACCAATTCAAGGTAAAGTTGTTAAATTAGATACGAAACAATTGTATCAACAACAATTATTAGGAGAACGATTACTAAATTACGATATAGTATGGCGACCACTTAAACCAAGTAAGAGAGATCCCGATCCTTATAGAGATTGGTTAGAAGAATTAATATCTAACAAACAAGATATGGAAGGTTTTGATGGAGAAGAAGAGAAAAAAGAAGTATTTAATACTAGGATAATAAAATTCTTTGAAGACACAGATACAATTACAGAGTTTGATCAAATAGAACATGATAATATTTTTCAAGACGGTAAAGAAATTAGATTTAAACTTGAGACTTTTAGACAATTCATGAAAAAACAAGGCTACAATTGGTCAGAAAAAGATTGTACTATATTCTTACAAGGAGCAGGTTGTGAGAAAAAAGCAAAATTCCAAGGCATACAAGCAAGACACTGGGTTGCCACGTTACCAAAACAAACAGAACACAGAAACAAAGATGTCAAATTTACTAAAGCAAAAGCTCCATGGGAAAACAATTAAGTTCTTTGGTCCGCCAGGAACAGGTAAAACTCATAGACTTTTAAAAAGAGTAGCAAGATTTTTAAAAAGAGGTATCTCACCTGATGAGATTTGTTATATCTCATTTACAAATAAAGCTGTTGAAGAATGTAGAGATAGAGTTCGTAAACAATTTAAAGGTTACGATGAAGATGATTTTAAATATTTCAGAACTTTACATAGTTTAGCTAGACAACAATTTTCTGACATACCTGTGTTAGATCCAAAGGTAGACATGCTACAGTTTCATACTCAATACGGTACAGTTAAAATTAACTACAAACCCACTTGGGATGACCAAAGAGTTTACAACAATTGGTCCTTACAAATTTACGATCGAGCAAGAAATATGAAGATGGATCCGATAGATCTTTACAAAAAAGAACCTAGAAAGAAAGTAAGATTACAACAATTTAAATCTATTATTGCAGGATATGAACAATATAAAACTTATGAATCTAGACCTGGAGAGTTTAAAAATGATAGATTAGATTTTACAGACATGGTTCAAAAATACATTGAGTCAGGTTTAGCATTGCCTTTTAAAATATTGATGGTGGATGAAGCTCAAGATCTTACCCCTCTGCAGTGGGACATGGTTGTGAAATTAGCTATGAATGCAGATAAGGTTTATATAGCAGGTGATGACGATCAAGCTATTTATGAATGGAATGGTGCTGATGTTATTTTCTTTCAAACTTTTCCTGGTAAAGTTAAAATACTTAAACAATCTAGAAGATTAAATAAAAAAGTTCATTTCTTTTCTAAATGTCTTTTAAACGGTATGGAAGGACATCGAATTAAGAAAGAGTTTACATCTAACGGTAGTGATGGTGAAATTTATAAATGGAGCACATTAAAAAAAATACCTTGGGAGATACAAGGATCTTGGATGGTGCTTGCAAGAATCAATGATGTAAAAAAAGAGATGCAGGAGGAAGCTAGAAAATTAGGACTGTATTTTCAAGATATGCGTGGAAACAAATCATTTGATATTAATCAATGGAAAGCTATTGGTGATTGGCAAAACATATGTGATGGTGGCGCTATAACAAGAGAAGACGCGTGCAATATGTATAACTATTTATTAAACATAGATCACGGCTACCGATCAGCGGACAGCAAAAAGTGGAGCTTTGCCCACCCTAATCAAGTATTCAATTTTGAACAATTACATTTACAAGGTGGAATGGTAGAAGAGCGCAAACCTTGGTTAGATGCTTTTCAAAGAAAATTTAAAGACAAGGAAAAAATGTACTTTAGAAAGCTTATAAAGAGTGAAGTTAATCTAGATATTAAAGCACGAATCATTATAGATACAATACATCAAGTCAAAGGAGGAGAGGCAGACAATGTTGTAATATCAGCTAAGTGTAATTTTCCATCACATTTTGACAGAAAGAATTTAGAGGATAGAGTAAAAGAACTAAGGGTTTGGTATACAGGAGTTACACGAAGTATTAACACGCTACATTTACTTGGAACTTATCACAAATACCATTTTCCCTTGAGTAAATATTATAAATTGTATAAAAGTAACTATGTCTAAAAAACAAATTGGTGGATCTCATTATAAATCCTTTACCATTGAACCTTGGACATTTGTTCAAGAAAACAATTTAAATCCTTTTCAAGCCAATGTAATTAGATATACGTGCAGATACAAAAATAAAGGTGGAATACAAGATTTAGAAAAAATAATCCATTACTGTGAAATGGAGATAGATTTTATGAAAAAAAACAAAAAGAAGATAGAAATACCTGATGATTCTATTGAAAAAGAAGAGGAATGGGCAGCTATGGTAGCCCAGATGCAAGACGCATGAGTCATCAATTAAATTTTATATACAATGATAGCGATTGGGTAGCGCCATCAGAATATCCTGATTTAAGAAATGCAGATGAGGTTGCAATAGATTTAGAAACAAAAGATCCAAATTTAAAAAATAAAGGATCTGGGTGGGCAACTTTTGATGGGGGGATAGTAGGTTTTGCAGTTGCTGCTCTTGGTCAGCAATGGTATTTCCCAATACAACATGATGCAGGTGGTAATATGGATTTAGCTGTAACAACAGCCTTCATGGTTGATTTATTAAAGAGACCCAGCACAAAAATATTTCACAATGCATCTTATGATGTAGGTTGGTTACTTGCTAATGGTTTTGAGATAAACGGAAAAATCGTGGATACAATGGTTACTGCTGCCTTAATAGATGAAAACAGATGGAGTTTCTCTCTTAATGCGTGTGCAAAAGATTATCTTGGTGAGATTAAAAATGAAACTTTTTTAAAAGAAAAAGCAAAAGAGTGGGGTATCGATCCCAAACAAGATCTATGGAAAATGCCTGCAGGTTATGTTGGCTTTTACGCAGAACAAGACGCAGCGCTTACACTTAAACTTTGGCAAAGATTTAAAGGTGAGATACAAAAACAATCTATTAATGATGTTTGGGAAATGGAAATGGAGTTACTTCCTATTTTAATTAAAATGAGGCAAACAGGTATAAGAGTTGATGAAGCAAAAGCTGCATTATTAAAGAAAGAATTTAAATCTAAAGAAAAAGTGGTTTTACAAAAGATTAAAAAAGAAACAACATTAGACATAGATATTTGGGCTGCTAGAAGTGTTGCACAAGTCTTTGATAGGTTAGGTGTTGAGTATCCTAGAACTGCAAAATCTGATGAACCATCCTTTACAACTAATTGGTTACAAAATTGTGAGCATCCAATAGCTGGATTAGTTAGAGAGGCAAGAGAAATAAATAAATTTCATTCTACATTTATAGATTCAATACAAAGATATGTACACAAGGGTAGGATACATTCAGAAATAAATCAGTTAAGATCAGATCAAGGTGGAACCGTATCAGGAAGACTATCTTATGCAAATCCTAATCTTCAACAAATACCAGCTAGGAACAAAGAGTATGGTAACAAAATAAGGTCTCTATTTCTTCCAGAGGAGGGCAGACAGTGGGGTTCTTTTGATTATTCACAGCAGGAGCCACGTTTAGTTGCACATTACTCAGCGTCTATCGGAGAGCGTCTAGATGGTTCTGATGAATTTATTCAAGCTTATGCAGACGAATCAGCAGATTTTCATCAAATTGTAGCTGATATGGCAGGGATATCTCGAACACAAGCAAAAACAATTAATCTTGGATTATTTTATGGAATGGGT